ACAGATGAAGCTGTAGCAGAAATGTATATCAAGTTAATCCTAGGACAAGGTAGGACAGATAAATGGCGATAGTGTTTACTCCAGAAACAGGTGAAGGTATTGCAGATGCTAACTCATATTTGTCTTTGATTGATTTCAAAGATACATCTGATGCCTATGGCAAAGACTATTCTGCCTATACTGATACTGAGATTGAGATTGGCCTTATGCAATCTTCTACGTTTCTGGATTCCTATTTCATTAGTCGTTACCCTGGTACTCGTAATATGGGCCAGGGACTGGAATGGCCTAGAACTGATGCTATCTATTTGAATGGTGAAGAAATACTTGCCAATGTTGTTCCTAAAGAAGTTAAACTTGCTTTAATGGAATCATTTTATCTATTGAAGTCTGGAGCAGATATTCAACCTGTTATTCAAGGTAATGGGATTCTCAAAGAGGAAAGAGTTAAAGTTGACGTTGTTGAAGAACAAAAGAAATACAATTCAAGTTCTACTCCAAAGAGAGCAACCTACACTATCTTAGAAGACATAATGGTTCGATTAACTGGTGGATTAAGTTCCATTGCTAATCTTAAAATAATGAGAGTTGGGGGCTTTACTTAATGGCATATGATTATGCTTCTCTTAGAGACAATGTGGCCTATCCTCTTATTGAAAGATTTGGTGCCCCAATTTCTTTATTGCGGAAAGCAGATACAAGCCAGATAGAGAAAAAATATGATCCAGCAACAAAGTCATTTTACTGGATTGATACAACAACCCTAGCAACATTTACTGAAGAACCTACAGCCTACTCTGCTGAATACAGTGGGTATGCTGTTCTTACAAAATATAGGAATGAGGAAATTGATGGCACTACTGTAAAACGTGGAGACATAAAACTTATTGCCATCGGAATACCACTCCCTATACTTGGAGATGTTATTACTGTGAATGGTACAAGTTATAATTACATCTATTGTGATCCAGTGTCTCCTGGAGCAGTAGATGTTGTTTATAAAATCCAAGTGCGTGTTTAAACAGGAGAGGTAAAATGTCCGACAACAAATCTGAATTAAAAAGATTTGAAGTCTTCCTTAAATATAAACTTGGGGATTCATTTAAGAGGGACTTCAAGAATGCAGCTAATGAAGTTGCAAGAAAACTTGTAGATAGAACCCCAAGGTACTTTGATGAATATCCTGAATCCGGTAACACTATTGCTAACTGGAACATAACATTTGATGGAAGTGAAGATTCATCCTACAATGAGACAATTGCTGATTTTGACAGGAACGATACAAAATCTGATTTAGTAGCAGCAATACAAACTGAGAAACTTATGGATGATGCAACTATCACGTTCAGTAACAGTTCCCCTGGGATCAAGTCATTAGAGTTTGGGCTTTACCCCAACCCACCAAAAATGGGATCATATAATAAGTACAGTCTGAAAGAAGACAAATATGAGAAGCGTTCTTCTGGTGGATTCTCACGACAAGCACCACAAGGAATTGTTGGAGTTACCGCCATGGAGTGGACAGCAATTGTTCAAGATGCAATCAGTAGAAGAGTTGGGAAATAGGGGCCACAGAAATGTGGTCCCTATTTGCAAGTAATCGCAGTAAAAAATGTGATATAATCTTCTAATATCAACAATTAGGTGGACACTTTTTATGACTGAATTGGACATTGAGACAACATTAGAGGTAGCTCTCAATGAAGTTGCGGAGCAACAAAGTCTTACTGTGGTTTACCCAAATATCGGGTATGAGCCTGAAGTTGGTATGGCATATATAAGAACTGCACTTGTTCCTGCTGCACAATCGTCAGTTGGAATAGGGACACACACACGAAACAGACATATTGGTTTCTATCAATTAACTGTCAACGTCCCATCGTTTGAGACCAAGGGACCACTTCAAAACATAATTGATGCACTACATGAGAAATTCAAACGTGGAACCACATTAGTTCACAACGATGTGTATGTCCGAGTAACAAGGTTTCGTGTAGTAAACTATGTTGAGGGACCAGATTGGTTTACTCAGTTTATTCGAATTGAGTATAGAGCAGATTTAGAAAATTAAATTGGAGGATATTAGATGGCTTCAGGATCAAACCGTTTTATCCAGTATGTGAAGCAATCAGAGCCGAAGCAAGTACCTGCTTCCCCTGTATTCAAGCGACTTCGTACTACTGGCGGTTCTGGATTGATGAACAACAGAACCAATATCACATCGAATGAAATTCGAGATGATAGACAAATAATTGTTTCTCGCCTTGGTCAAAACCAACCTGACGTTGCTATTCCGTTTGAGTTGTCATATGATAGTTATGATCAACTTATTCAGGGAGCGATGGGTGGTGAATGGAAAGGTGGCCGAACCATAAGTGCTACTGCATCCGTTACTACTGGTGGAGTGTTCACACTTACTGGTGTAGGTGCTGACTGGGCAGATTATGAAATCAGTGTTGGTGATTATGTGATTATCAACGGGGTTCTGAATAGTGACCTTATTGGTGAAGTTGGTGTAATTAGTGGAGCAGACCTGACCGTCTACGAGTTGGGAACAACCACTGGATTAACCATGCTTGCTGAAACCGATGCAGATTTCACTTTTGTTTCTGGTCATTATGGAGAAAGCATTGATACTGCTTCGGTTGGACTTACCGTAAATGGAACTTCAAATACTGTTACCCGAGCAAGTGGTTCTTGGGTTACTCTTGGAGTAGAAGTCGGTGACAAGATTTGGTTTGATGGCTTTACCGAAGGTGGAAACAACGGATGGTTTAAAGTTGTGACTGTTACTGCCTTAGCCATTACTCTTGAAGGCACCCTCACTACTGAAACGAAATCTTCTGGTACAGTTTTTGTTGGGACTTCTACTGGTTTTATTACTGTAGGAAAAGAACTTGATTTCTTTGCCTTTGAAGAAGGCTTCACCGACATTAAGACCGGAGAAGACATCGATGGTAATTCAGTAACTGACGGAATCTTCCATAATGCACTTGGAGCTTATGTGGCTTCTATGTCTATGAACGTTCAGCCAGACAGTGTGATCACTGGGGAACTTTCGTTCCAAGCACTCACCTATTCTGGGTTTAAGAATGCTTCTATAGCAAGTGGAGTTCAACAGTCGAACATCAATGATGTATTTGACAGCTTCACTGGGGACTTATTCATCCCTAATGCACCTGAACTTCAGGCTGTTGTAACTGGACTGAACTTCACCCTTGACAATGGGTTGATTCGCCGTTATGCACTTATGGACAAAGATGCAACTTCTATTGGTGATGGTCGTTCTAATGTAACCGGAACCTTGAATGCGTACTTTGAATCTGCTGGGGTTGCAAACCTGTTCGAGCAAGAGCAAGAATTTGTACTTGCTATTCGAACTGAAGACTTGGCTGGGAATAGCTACCTGTTTGGGTGGCCACGAGTTAAGCTCACTTCTGACTCCCGTGATGTAAGTGAGAATGATGTTACGCAAAACGTAAACTTCCAGGCATTGGGTGGACTTGCTACTGATAAGAAGAAAACGATGTTTATTCTTCGTCAACCTGCAATCGCATAAATAAGGTTTTATAAAGCCCTGTGTATGCAGGGCTTCATTTTATAAGTTGAGGATATGAGGAGTTTGATATGGATTTAGCACAGTTGGATACAGCGAAGAAGAGTAATGAAGGCGTATGGCTTGACATTCTTTCCCCTGACCAAACAATGGTGGTTGCAAAGTTTCGAGTTGCTGGACGAGATTCTAAAGTTCTGAAACGGCGACAGCAAGAGCTTGCAAAGAAGCGAAACACTAAGAAGAAGATTAGCCCTATTGAAGAAGAGCAAGACACGATTGAAACCATTTCAATCTGTACTTTAGAGTGGGACTCTACCGATGATGATGGAAATGCTCTTGGAGTTGGAACCCTCCTTGTTGATGGAAAGCAACTAGAATGTGATTTTGAGAATGCAAAACTTGTGTATGGAAAGTACACCTGGATAGCAGAACAAGTTGTAGAATTTATTGCTGAACGATCTAATTTTTTGTAGAGCAAGCTGAGATTTTTAGTGAATATCTTGTAAAAGAATTAAAGTTAAATTATAAAGATTATGATACAGGTTCGACATTAAGGTCTCAGCTAGAGCAGGTTTGGGAACAAACAGGGATCAAACCTGCTGAACTTGAAATGGAAAATCTTCCGATTGATATGAGTTATCTTCGGGAGATTTTTTGGGAATTGTGGGATGGTGAAAGTTTAAAATGGGGAGAGATATACTACTACCAAAAAATTGTTGAAATAGAGCTTGATGCTGGGGAGCTGTACATACTGAAAAGTGCGTATGGGAAATGTTTGAGTTGGATTAGCGAAAAGCATCGACCAAAGAAAGCAAAGCCAGCAGTAAAGAAAGGTCGAAAGTAGTTTGGAGAAAGGAGAACACTGTGTCAGACCAGTATACTTTATCACTAAAATTAAAAGCTGAAGGTGTTCGCCAGACTCAAAAAGACATAGAGGATGTATACAAAGCATCCTCTAAGATGGAAGATATTTTCCGCAGAGCTGAACAGACTAACAAGAATTTTACAAGTAGTCTGAATGGAACCAATTCTTCTTTAAAAAATACAAAGACTGGAGTTGATCAAGCCACATCGTCTTTTAACAATTTAGATAAAAAACTTACTGCATCTTCTGGTCGACTGAAAGTTATTGGCCGGGATATTAACAGGTATATAACTCTCCCTCTTCTTGCTTTTTCCGCTGCATCCATTAAGATGGCAACCGACTTAAACGCAGGGCTTGGTAATGTGCAAGCTCTGCTCATTGGTACCGGGGACCGCATCTATGAATTAAAAGAAGATGTGAAAGCATTGTCTGCTGAAACAGGTAGATCATTCCAAGACATCAAC